TAACCCCGAAAAAGTTGCGGAGATATTGTACTTACACGCTACTGGGGTAACTCAGACCAAGATGAGAACCAAGTATGGGCTCAAGCGTGAAACAATTGTAAACGTCCTATTGGATTATGCCGACTTAACGGGCAAGTGGAAGCAGTTGGGGAGCAAAATAAGAGGCCGGGCCTTCTTAGAACTATCCTCGCTAGAGGAGGATTTGATAGAGCAGCTAAGAGAAAGAATGGAGTCTGGTGAAATAAAGGCCAGTTTTAAGGACCTGTTGCCTTTGGCGGTTGCTTTAGAAAAAGCGGAAAAGGGTAGTAACACGTTCAGGGGAGAAGCTAGTACAATTGTAGAGGAGCGTAAGGTGGTAAGCCAAGAGGACTATGAGGCTACGGTTAAGGCTGCTAGGGAGCGTATAGCTAGCATGAAGAAGGCGGAGGTGGTCATTGACCAAGAAGTGTAAAGATTGCGGCCAAGAGCTACCAATTACCGAGTTTCATAGTAACGGTCAAGATAGGGGTAAAAAAAGGTATAAGCCTAGATGTAGAAAATGTAGTAATCGTATAGCAAGAGCCCAGAGAGATGAGCTTATTAAAAACCATTTTGGGGGTTGGAAATGTTCTAGATGTGGTTTTGAGGGAAGGCCCATTCAGTTTGATTGTCACCATGCTAGGGGTGTTAAAAGATTTAAAATTTCAGAAAACTTTAGAAAAGCAGTTAGCAGTAAAACTGTTTTCTTAAACGAGCTAGAGAAGTGTGATTTGCTATGTGCCAACTGCCATAGGCTAGAGCATGAGGTGGTTCCAATTGAAACAAAACCTTTTACTTCCGAACCAATAAAGCATGACTTGCAGTCACGCCAGTGGCAGCATGACCTAAACAGAATTTTATAATGAACAGAAACATTGAGCTAGTTGAGAAGTCCTTGGATACCATAAACCCAGAATGGGAAGTGTTCTTAATTGCTTCTATTGGGGAAAACGGGTTTGAATATGACACTTTTAGTAGAGTGTCTGGTTATAATTCTGATGAAGAAATGGCCTCTCTTTTAGCATTTGTTACTGCTGTAACTACTAGAGATTTAGAAGACTATATGTCGGAATGATTGAGTTTACCGATCATCCAATATTAAAGCCTCCTACAGACGAGGAGATAGTGTTCTTGGGGGAGAACCACCCTAAGCTACTTAAAGACCTACATGAGGCCCATGAGGGCCGCATAGAGGCTTCTGAGGAAGATCCTGTCAGACATGGGTTCAACCTAGATGGCTGGGAGCGTATTAAAGATGGACTAGGAACATACAACGAGTGTCTGTGTTTGGGGGGCAATCGAAGCGGCAAGACAACTGGCTGTGCTAAAATTGTAATGGAGAGTGTGATAAACAACCCAGACGGTCATGTTGTTTGTTTTTCCCAGAACGCTGATACCAGCGTAAAGGTGCAGCAAGCTGCTATTTGGGAGATGATGCCAAGGGAGTTTAAGAAGAAGACCAAGAGTATTGAGGGCTACATAAACTACTCAATGCAGAATGGATTTACGGGAAGCAGCTTCATTTTTCCCGATACCCGGACTAGGGTGGATTTTAAAAACTACACGCAGTTTTCCAACAACCAAACCATTTTGGAAGGTTTTGAGTTTGGGTTTAAGTCTGGGGACAAGCTGAACATAGGGACATGGCTGGATGAATATCTTGGGGATGATGCCTTGATAAACACTTTACGTTTTCGGTTGGCTACTAGAAATTCGAAGATGTTGATAGCCTTCACTCCTATCAATGGGTACACTCCGTTTATATCGGAATATCTAAAAGGTTCCGAAACTTTGAAGACTAAAAGGGCGGAGCTTCTTAACCGAGAACTTCCAGTGCAACAGTATAGCCCGAAACGAGACGCATCGGTAGTTTACCTGCATTCGGATGAAAACCCGTTTGGCGGCTATGAACGTATAGCTAAGGATTTGCGGGATAGGCCAGAGGAGGAAATATTGGTTAGAGCTTATGGTGTTCCCGTTAAAAGCATTACATCTCTCCTTCCCTTGTTTAACACTGAGGTTAATGTTCTTGGTGAGCAACCCAACAGGTATGGAATGAGTTTTCCTGATGTATCGGACAAGGAAAGGTTTACGGTTTATCAGGTGGTTGACCCTGCCGGGGCTCGCAACTTCACTGCGTTGTGGGCTGCTGTAGATAGGGACGGCTATGTTTACATTTGCCGGGAATGGCCTGACCGAAATACATATGGAGAGTGGGCCTTGTTTGGAGATCCCAAGTGGAAAACTGGACCAGCAACTAGGAAGATTGGGTTGAATGTAGAAGGCTACGCAAATTTGTTCCAAGAAATTGAAGAGGAACTAGGAGTGGAGGTGTTTGAGCGTATTGGTGACTCTAGATATTTTGCTAGGGAGAATGACAACAACGAGGACTTGTTTACGTTGTTTGATGACTTTGATATGTTGTTCCACCCTTCAGATGGACGCATTGAAGAGGTCGGAATTAGTGCAGTTGACGAATGGTTTACATATAACCCCAATGAACCTATTGACTCCGTTAATAGACCGATGTGTTATATTCACAAAGATTGTGGTAATTTGATTGACAGTTTATTAAATTATAATTCACAAGGTAAAACCGACGAAGCCCTAAAGGACTTTTTTGATTTAATTCGTTATTTGCGAATGGCGAATGGAGGAGAGGGGCCAAATCATATAGAGAACAAAAGCTTTGCTGCATTTACTAAAACAAAAGGAGGATATTGATGGCTAAGGTTAGAATAGGAAAGTTGGCTAGTGATTTTGATGTAGATGTTGACGAGCTAATAGCTCTTGCTAAGTCCAAGCTGGCCGAATCTATGATGACCGGAAGATCCGGTAGGAGTCTTTGGATAAACGAGGACGGTCAGGAAATACTAGAAAAAGCCTTAGATGTTCCAGAGGTTGTTCCAAAGCACTATCTTGGCAGGGTTACTAGGATGGCTCCAAATCCTAGATATGTTTATGCTTACATTTCTGAGATGAAACTAAATGTTCCTGTTCTTGTTCCTAAAAATCTTAGGAATAGAATGTCTAAAAAAACAATAAAGATTGAAGCGATTAAGGATAATGTCGGAACGTCATTTAGATACGTCAAATGACATTACTTTAAACAATCGTTGGATTTCCCAACAGGTTGATCGCTTAGTCGCTTGGGAAATGTTTTGCCGAATAGCCAAACATGAAGAGCTTTACCCGATCAAAACCAGTGATTTATGTGATAAGATAGGTGTAAACGACCAATATTTTTATCGGGTTTTGTACAACGTAAAAAACAAGCTGAATGCAAAGTAGCTCTATTTCCCAGTCTCTAACTTACGTTAGTGACGACCCAGACATTAATTCACTAAGGTATGCCTATGACCAGTCGGTCACGGAGTTAGAAGCTTATTTTGATTTATGCAGAAGCAGCTATGACGAACGCCGCAACTGGTGGCCGGGCAAAAGCCGGGATCTTCGCAAGCATGGTGCTGACGCATTTCCCTGGGAAGGTGCATCAGACATGGAGAGCCATGTCATTGATGAACGCATCACCCGTTTGGTTTCTTTGTTTTTGTCTGCAATGGGCAGGGCCAATATACAGGCATTTCCTGTAGAGGTTAACGATGTTGCTAGAAGTAAGGTGGTCACCAACTTCTTGAAGTGGATGGTAAAGAGCGGTTACATTCCTCGCTTCAAGCAGGAGATGGAGCTGGGGGCCAACTATTTGTTAGAGAGAGGATTGCTTATCACTTATGTTGGTTGGCACCGAGAAGACAGATCGTTTCTTCAGCGCTTAAGCTTAGAGCAAATAGCATCTATTGATCCTGCTTTAGCAGAACTTATTTCAGAAGGCCAAGCAGATGATGACGTTTTAGCAATGCTTCAAAATAGTTTTCAAGGAGTTACTGAAAAGAGAGCTAAAAAAGCATTAAGTGAACTAAAGACGACAGGCAGTGCCGAACTACCCATAGTAAGAAGGCAGGTGGATGCCCCAGAGGTAAAGACGTTGGCTCCAGACGGAGACTTTATCTTTCCTCCATACGTTACCGATCCACAACGGGCTCCATATTGTTTTTGGAAAACATACTACACAGCACAGGAATTGCAGAATAAAGTGATTACTGATGGTTGGGATGAAAATTTTGTAGAACACGTTATTGAAAAATACCGTGGGGTTAATATAGATTCTATTGAGCGAGAGCAGGAAGGTAGGAGATCAATAAGCCTAACCGATAACGCATACGAAGCCGAAGAGCTCATTGAAATTGTTTACGGATACCAAAGGTTGATAGACA